TCTTACTACATTCATTCGTTCGTTTCACTTCACTCATTCATTTGTAAGAAAGTTTTTAGGAAGAGCGAAGCTCTTAAGAACTTATCACGAAAGTTGAGCCATAATTCACCCGTATGCACGGGTGAAAAAAATGACACTCATCACGACAAGTATCGCCATCTCAATCTCGGGTGCTACTAGGAAGCGGTGAGCCTTCTCTCCCCATACACTACCGTCACTGCTGTTGCCAGCCTCACGGAAACTAATATAATCTAGACGAGTTTAATTATACTAATTTGCAGGTTGCTTTTTCTCAGAGCCTGCATCTATTTAATGCCATAACGTTTGTTGCATCTATACGACTACATCTCCAGATTCCGATGGCGAGTTAATTGCCACCTCAAGGAGCCATTTACATGGTGCGGTGTAGTGCCTATGTTGTTTTTATTTTATGTGCCAGAAGTATTAAAGAAATGCCATGTGTGCCATGTGTGTTTTATTATAATTATTGCCTTAAAATGTGTTTCTAATGTTTTTTTGAATCTCTGTGTCTAAGATAGGTTTGATAATGTATCCACTTGTTATTTTTTATAAATCCCCAATCTTTTTGTTTACTAAACCTAAAAAATAGTGTCCATGCACACCCGCCTTTGGGTACTTCTAAATAATGCAAACTACTGGCTTTGCTAAAGCGCATGTGCCCTGGACCTCTCCAAAACTTGCCCTCTGGTGTATGTTCCCAGTATCCTCCCTTGAGGATTATTGTAAAATAGTTCCACGGGTGATCGTGAAAAACAGGTTCGTCAGATAAAACGATTTTGTGTAAAAATATGTTAAAAGGATGCTTTTTGTTTTCGGAAAAGTTATCCAGCTTTTCTTTAAACAACAAATGCCAACGATGCATATATGGTGTGACACCGTCTTTGTCGTATATAATTCTTTTACGTCCTATCATTACTCATACACTCTGTTGTGAGTTTGATATACTTTAACAAATGTTGTGCATTTTGTCAAGTCTTTTAATCTACTTGCACCAACATAAGTGCAAGTTGAACGCAAACCACCTAAAATAGTTTGTACAGTACTCTCAACCTTGCCTTTGTGTGGAATACTAACTTCTTTGCCTTCTGCAGATCTATAATCCTTAAGTCCGCCAAAGTGTTTGTCGTTTGCTGTTTCTGAACTCATGCCGTAAAAAGTAATTTTGCCATCCAGTACTTCACCGCCGCCTTCATCGTGCCCAGCAAGCATACCACCCAGCATCACAAAGTCTGCGCCTGCACCAAACGCCTTGGCTACATCACCAGGACAAGTACAGCCGCCGTCAGCAATAATGTGTCCACCTAGTCCATGAGCGGCATCAGCACACTCAATGACAGCACTTAGTTGAGGATAGCCAACACCAGTCTGTATGCGAGTAGTGCAAACACTTCCTGGTCCAATACCCACTTTTACAATGTCTGCACCGTTTAGGATTAGTTCCTGTGTCATATCACCTGTAACAACATTGCCGGCAATAATAACTAGGCCCGGATACTGCGTCCTCAATTTATAAATGAATTCGCTAAACATTTCTGTATAACCATTTGCAACATCTACACACACGTATTTGATGCTTCGACTTAGTTTGAGTGTTTCATTTACTTTTTTAAAGTCTTCATCAGTAATACCGGTGCTTACTGCTACATGATTAGTAATTGTACTTTTATGTCTGTTTTGATTTAGCCACTGGTGTATTTGTGCAGATGTATAACTTTTTGTTAGCACGGTAAACAAGCCTAGTTCTGCTAGTGCTTCTGCCATTTCAAAAGTGCCAACTCCATCCATGTTAGCAGCCATAACAGGAACACCAGTATAGTCTTGTTGACTATTTCTAAATTTCATTGTTCTTGATAAGTCTACATCTTTGCGGGATTTAAGTGTAGATCGTTTTGGGCGTATTAAAACGTTAGAAAAATCTAATTTAATATCTTCTTCGATTTGCATCAGTGTGCCTTTATGTGTTTTTAAGTGCTTCTTTTAGAATTTTAGAACCGCCTACTCTCACATTAATAATTCCGTTATAGTAGTCATCTGTTTCTAACACTTTTCGTTCAAATTGTTCTCGTGCTTCTAGGTAGCTTGCGACTCCTCTGCTAGGACAAAAATATAATATTTCTCTTGTAAAGTTGTCCTCGCCTAAGGTAGCAACATCTTCTTTTAGGTGATCTGAACTGCCCCAGTATTCTCTCCAGTCGCTTTCTACTTTTCCGCGACGCTTGTTCTTTTTACCTTTTAGTGGGGGTTTTGTAGTTTTAAATTTAGCAAGTTTTTTACCAACATATTTTCTGTTGTTAGTTGTGTTGGTAATAAGATAAACAAACGCTTCGCAATTTGCAGGTAAGTTTTCTACAGGGTTGCCATTGTATGTCCATTGCATGCAGTTATTTACAGCAAAAAAATAACTGCTAGACTTTATATTGGCTAATCTACAAAGTCAACATCTGTGTTATAACTTGTGAAGCCTCCTTCTTTTATAACAGTTAACACGTTGTTTACACGACCCACTAGCTCTTCTTTATGGCTGATTAGGAATATATTTTTTCTGTGTTCTCTGTTCATCTTTTTAAGTATAGCAAGTGCGTTTTCAACACCCATAGTGTCCATGCCACTGTCGATTAATTCGTCTATGCACATCAAGTTCATAGGCCTGTTTAGGCTTTCATACATATCCCTGAACGCCCAACTTAATCCTAAAATAAGTCTATTTCTTTCACCTCTACTGAGATTATCAAAGTCTAAGTCGCGACCATACTCTGTGATTTCAACAGTTAAATCGTTGCCAAACTTAACATCATGTGGTAATCCGAGCTTGTCTAAATACCAAGCAAGTCTATGATTCAAGTATGCAATGTTTTGATCTATAATCTTCTTGCGAATAAAACTGTCTTTGCTGGTTAACAGTTTGTGTAAAAACTCTTGATGTTCTTGTAAGTATGTTAATTCGTTTATGGTGTCAAAACTTATTTCTTGTAGGCCTGTTTCTGTTAACAGCTCTATTTGTTCGACATAAGGATTGGCTTCTTGTTTTTTGTTTTCGTATTGCGTAGCCAATGATTCTAAATTGTGTTTGTGCTCGTATGCTTGTTCAACTGTTTCGTAATACGTTTTTACTACTTCAGGCACAGACACTTGCTCAAGTGCTTCAGTGATTTCCTTAATTTTTTGTGCATGCTGATTGTTATATTCTGTTTCTTGAGTAATTTTATCAGTTAGTTCTGTTATGTATTCGGTGTGAGTTTCCAGATGAGATGTTTTTTGTTTACATGCATGACACACACCATCTTCTGCATCCTTGAGATTGTTGTGTAATTCACTGAGCCTGTCTTGACTGCGATTAAAACTTTCCACAGTAGATTTATTTTCTTTATTGAGAGTTTTAACAATGTCCTGCTGTTCTTTAGCATCAACATTTTGTTTATGAGCATCAATCTCTGCATCAACATCGAGTTCTGCTAATGTTGTAATTACATTCTCTAATTCTTCTAGTTTATTGTTGTATGTGACATCCCACGCTTTTTTTCTAGATTCAAGTTCGTTTATATTTTTTTCAATACGCTCGTTGCTGTCTTTAACAGCATTAATTCGTATTTCTTCTTCTTTGATGTCATCTCTTACAATTTTAATTTTTTCTTTTAGTATATCTGCTTTTGCACTAAGATCGGTTATGCCCAGCAGTTGTTCGATCATTTCTCTTTGATCATTGCTTTTCATACTGAGGAAAGGCTCACTGTAAGTGTTCAGTGCAACCAGATGTTTGAACATTTCATGAGGGAAGCCAATAATCTTTTCAATGGCTTTTTGTGTTTCTCTGCTGTCGCCCTGCTGTTCTTCGTCAAACGCTTCGTTACCTCCCACTAATAATCTTAAAACATTAGGCTTTCTTCCTCTCTCGATGCGATAATCTATTCCATTAACTTCAAAATCAACAGTGGTCATCATGCCCTTGCCGTTGGTCTTGTTGATGAGATTATCACGCCTGATGTTTGTTAATGCTTCTCCGTAGAGAGCATAACTTAGTGCGTTTATGATAGTGGTTTTACCTGTACCATTTCTACTGCCATCACCTCCCATATCTAGGTTGTGTCCTAGCACTAATGTAAGTTGACAGTTTTCAAATGTTACTGCTTGTGTGTTATTGCCTATACTCATAAAGTTACGGGCACTAACATTTTTAATGTTTAGCATTAAATTTCTAACTCGTTGTATATGTCAATTAATTTTTGTTTCTCTATGGTGTTTGAATCTATAGTGCTAATCTGAGCAACAACAATTTGATCAACACTTTCGAATTTTATTTCACCACCTTGATATGTTTCTTCTTCTTCTTTTATAGGTATAAGTTGTAATTCACGAACATTGTACTGTTCAGCAAATTTTTCTTTAATAAAAGTTGCTTCTTCATATGAAATGTTAATATCTAATTTTACACGAGCATATGTGTATTTGTCAAGTAAATTTTGATGATCGTCTAATAATTGTTTAAGTGAAAATACTCTGTACTTAGGACATTCTGCCCAATTCACATATATTGGCTCTTCGTCCCATGTAATAAACATTGCACCACGTTCATCGTCATCTACGTCGGCATAGTTATGAGGAAATGCGTTTCCTATATAATGAATATTGTTTTTGTATTGGCGTTTGTGGAAATGGCCACTAAAAACATACTCTGGGCCGCTGAGTAGTTCTGCAGTTATGCCTCCATGATCTGGCATTTCTACCATGGCATTCATTTTAAAGTACGGCAGTTCGAAATGCCCAAACATGTATTTGCATTTCATTTTAGAAACTTTTTTGTATTCGTCGCCCACTAGCCACGGAATAATTGCAACACCGTCTTGTTCAAAATGCTCGTCTACCATAACAAAATTAGGTAAATCACGAGCATACTCGATACTGTTCATTTCACGTTTATCTCTGTAATATAGATCGTGATTACCAGTGATAAAGTAAACTTTTTCAAAAGCATCATTTAGGCGTTTGAGATCTTTGATGGTTGCATTCATTGTTGCAACATTAATGTTTGCTCTGTGATGGCTCCAATCGCCTAAGAAAATACAAGTTTCTGCGTTTCTTGCTTTTGCTTCTGCAATAAACCAATCTATGTAACGGTGGCAATCATCTAAGTGTAAGCGGCTGTTTTGCTTTAGTCCATAGTGTATGTCCGTAAAGCAAGCCGCTGTTTTAAACAGTTGACTCATAAAATTTACTCTGGAAATTGTTCAGTACTTGACTCTACACGTTCTCTTAGCACTCTAACTTCTTCTTCGTGTGCTAATTGTCTGCTGTAACTAGGCAAATGTCCTTGTTCAATTAAAATGTCATCTCTGATGGTTTGATTTCTCTTTTCTAAGTTTAAGATTCTGGTAAAACTGTTGTTTACCACTGCGGTGTAATAAGCAAACGGGTTGTCTGATTTAGACTCGTTAAACTGAAGTCCAATCTGACTAAGTTGTAGCAATGCCTGTCCTCGCATTTCATCAACGTATGTATAGCCTCTCCAGTTTGCTCTGTGGCTGTATCTTTCTACTAATTTTAGAAACATAGTGCCTAATTTGTTTGTGATGCGTCCGTGTTCTGTGCAAAAACTGCCACTTACTAGTGTGCCTCTCCAATGACTGCGAACAACTTCTTTTAATTCTGTGCCTTGATAAGCATACTGCTTGAATGGAGGAAAATTCACTTTGGCTTTTTCATCTGCTATAGATTTTGGATTCTTTTTGCGACCTTCTTCTTCAGGAATGTGTTCATATGTCATAACACGAAACACAACGTCTTCGTCTGAAAACGAGCTGGGATCTACAGCAAATTCTTTTTGCTTTGGTTTGTTTTTATAATCTGCTTTGTCGTGGTTTACCATTGCAGCAGCGTAAGCTAGACTCTGCATTTTTGCAGACTTGTTTTCTTTGGCTTGTTTTATTGTTTTAGCATTAATTTTGCTTATATCGTCTAGTATTATGTCGTAGTCTGTGTATTTTATATCTTCAACATAACAATATGTAAGTTTGCTTTTGTGTATTTCTTTTAGTATATCTTTGTTGTTTAGATAGTTAACTGTTGTTGCTTTTTTCATTATTGTTATCTCCAGTTCTATATACTATTATACAGTCAAACATTACTATGTCAATGATATTTATTAGGATTCGGCAATTAAAACAGTGTATTATGAAAGCGATAAATACTGTATAGGAGAAATGAAATGCCAACTTTTACTCAAAGCGGAACAGGATCAGGAACAGCTAGAAGCACAGGCTCCGGCTCTGGTGCAGATTCTAGTGGGTCAGGTAATCAGCAATACCTAACTGATTTAAGCACTCAGCTATCAACTTTTAGCGATCAAGTAACTCAAAGTGGTGTGCAAAGCGGTATAACCACAAATGTTGATTGGAGAGCTAGGTTGAGACCAAAAGATGGTGGCCGCTCTTTGTTCTGGAAAGGGGAATTAGAGGGTGATGGTGCACCGTCTACCGGCGGTACAAAAATAGATTATTTGTTAAAGCCCTTGCATGAAACAAATGGATTAGTTTGGCAATACACACCTGACATATTATTAAGCTCGCAGGTTAACTATAATATGCCAGATTTTCATGGCCAGAACTATCCATTGATGACTTATAAAAACACCACGCCACCGCAAATACCAGTTACAGCAGATTTTTCTGCTAACACTACCAAGGAGGCACAGTACCTATTAGGCGTTATACATTTCTTAAAAGTTTGTACAAAGAGCTTCTTTGGAGACTCTGCTGTTGCAAGTGGACTATACGGAACACCGCCGCCTGTTATGTTGTTTGAATATTTAGGACAACATGGTTTTAACAAAGTGCCAGTTGTGGTGACATCTTACAGCATAAACTATCCTTCGGATGTTGATTATGTGCCAGTAAAAACTGCTGTAGTAGGCGATGAAACAACATTTGTGCCAGTTCTCATGAACGTACAAGTTACTCTTCAGCCAAGCTATACACCTCACAAATTGCGCAAGAGATTCGATTTGCAATCATTTACTACCGGTAAAAATTATAAGGATGGATTTGTATAATGGCCAGTTTTCATAGAAAAGATAGTTTTTTAAAAAGCACTGGGGTTTATGATGTATTCTTAGATATCAATAACCTGCCTACTATACCTAAAAGTGTTTCCGACGAAAAGTATGTCATAGAGCCCAAGTATCATCAGCGTCCAGATTTGTTAGCGTATGACAAATACGGAAATTCTCGTGTATGGTGGATAGTTGTTTTGCGAAATATAGATATTATAGAAGATCCTGTTAAAGACTTTAATGAAGGTACTGAAATATCTTTGCCCAGTAAAAAAACAGTAGAAAGTATAATCACATAACATGACAATTAAATCAGCAGAAGAATACGATCCGTTTCTCAAAAGAAATGTATACGGAAATGTACTAGACCAAGTAGAGAATTTTCAGTACAACGCAAAGTTATACATGATACCTCCTGTAACTTCGGCTAGCGGGTCAGCATCTACTACTCCGCCGCAATCGGGTACATCTGCACGAACAAACGATCCTGGAACAAGCAGCACTGCATCTGATAACAGAGGAGGGTACTTGCATGATGCTATGACAGCTGATCCTTCGCAGACTGTGGTTCTTGCACAAACAGGAGTTACCGGTGTACAAATAGATAACATTGAAATCACCAGTGCAGTAGGACCAGGTAATTCATTTGCTTTTTCAACAATAAATTTTGATATTGTACAACCAGGAGCCGCTGATTTCTTAGATCAGATTATTGCAGCAAGAGCATATTTAGGCGATCAAATTTTTTCAAACGATGTTCCTTTGTTTTTAGAAATTGTTTTTAAAGGCTATTCAGAAGATTTAGACGAAGCAGATGCCGGCGGCAAACCAATTGCTGCGGCAGGCCCTTATCGATTTAGAATGGTTATAAACACAGTATCTCTGGAGATTAACGATGAAGGCAGCGTATATCAATTTAGCTGTGTAGCAATGGACCACACAGGTTATGCAGATCATCACTTTCGCATACCAAAGAAGATGGAATCTGTGGGCACAACAATTCCAGAGCACGTTGAAAATCTTGTCAAAAAAATTAACGATCATGTGAAAGAAAACTATGATGCATATCAAGTACAAGACGAGTATAACATTGATATATCTGGATTATCCAGCGGCCCATACGGATTGAGTGATCTTAGTCTGGTTACTGATAGTGATGTTAGAGCAGAAGAAATAAACAGGATAATGAATCCAGAATTAGAAGATAAAGAGGAGTCTGAATACAAAGACTTATTGGAATCTGCTACCAAAGACGAAGGTCCTGTGGATATAATAGTTGCTGAAAATAGAGTGACAGTCAGAGAAGGTGTTACCATAGAACGATATATACAGACACTGCTGTCTATGAACGACGAGTATTATACCAGAATAACACGATCACAAAATATATCAGATTCATCAAACACTGAGGTTAATAAAGAACAGGCATTTGTAAATTGGGTCAGAGTGAATACTGGAGTTTCTTATACAACCTACGATACTAAAAGAAATGCATATGCTAAAAAGATAACTTTCAAGCCAGTTATATATGCCACAGCTAAAACCACAGTAGGTGCCAGTGCTGACGAAAATACTAATCTATCCAGAGACGAAATACAAACCAGAGTAGATCAGATTGATATTTTCAAAGCATATCATTATTTGTTTACAGGACTTAACGATCAAATATTAAATTGCAAAATTGATTATAAAGCAGCTCATGCTATGTTGCTGCCACCAACCGGAGGCTTCAGTGGAGATTTTAGCACTGTGATGGCTAAAACTATTTCTAGTCAAGCCTCTGTTACCGATGATTTAACCAGTGAAGATCTAGCAACACAAGCAGTAGAGGCTACTAATCGAGATGCTGTGAGCGACATAGTGGACAATGCTAGACCCGATCAGATATCTGAACTTGGCAAGCAATTAGGCTTTTCAGCTGCTGACATCAGAGATGCAGCCACTAATAGAAACAGTCAGTCTGCAGAAACACTTAAATCTGTGCTTGCAAATAGATCTTCAGCACAGGCATTGAGCAATGCTGCTAAAAATACACAAAGCGATGCTTTTTCTAATCAAGACGGCACAGACTATTCTCCTACTCTAAGCGGGTATGTGTATGCAGGAGATATCATAGGCAGTGTGTCAGAGCGTGTAGGCACAGCAGTGGGAGTAGAACAAGCAAGAAATACAGCAAGAGCACTGAATAACAGTGACGGAGACACCGAAGACAACGGCACGCCAGAGCCTGCTATTCAAACAGGTGGCATACCTAATCAGGCAGAAGATGGCACATACAACGGCACACCGAGAAACACTATATTTGGTTATCTCATGCAACAGCATTCTGCAACAGACTTTTTAGTAACGCTAGACATGGAAATAAAAGGAGACCCGTACTGGTTGGGTAAAACAGACGTAGGCAAAGTAACTCCACATGCATCAGGTGCAGAAGACACTGAAAACAAGTCCAATGAGGAGCACCTGCATTTAGCCGGCAACGATAATTATATATTGTTTGACATACAAACACCTAAGCGATATGATTTTGATGTAGCAGATGAAGATAGCAACTCCGGTTACTGGACACAAGACGGCACTGCTTACTTTATTACAGGAATATATATGTGTAGACGTGTTGTTAACATATTTTCAGGCGGACAGTTTAGTCAAGAATTAAATTTAATCAAAGAAACATCGTTGCAACTGAACAAACTTGGAAAATTAGAAAGATCAGAAGAGGAAGACACTGAGTAATGGCTTATAACGCTAACAGTAATCGCACCAGTCGAAATAATCCTTTACACAAACTTAATCAAGGTAAAGATGCTGTATTCGGTATATTTCTAGCGGAAATTGTTTCTACTAAAGATGTTAGCAGAACTGGCCGAGTAAGAGTGTTTATTCCTGCTATCAGCAAAGATAAAAATTCAACAGCAGGTTATTTTGATGCTGTATGGACTAGTCCTTTTGCAGGCACAACTGATCCTAGACAGATTGGTACAGATTTACAAAAACCAGACAACACAATTAGCAGTTATGGATTCTTAGGGGTAGTTCCTGATATGGGAAATCTTGTGCTTGTTTGTTTTGGCGACGGCAACACAAAGTATCCGCTGGTTATTAGTTGTTTATTTGGCGACAAATTTAATTATATGTTACCGGGCAACGCTGGAGGCAAAACATATCAAGCACCAAATTTTAATTTGCCTACCATGGAAAAGAATAAAAGAACAGCGGATATCAACCACAATGACACGTTCAGACCTATACAACATACACTAGCAGAAGCAATTACAACTCAAGGACTCGCCCTAGATCCTGTAAGAGGAGCAGGCAAAAGCACTTTCAGAAGAGAAAGTCCATCCGAAGTATTTGGTATACTCACCCCTGGACCCAGAGACCCTGATAAGTTTGATTACAGATTAGGCGGCCACAGCATAACATTAGATGACCATTTAGCCACGCGAAATATACGAATTAGAACAGCACAAGGCAATCAAATTTTACTTGATGACACTAATGGCTTTATCTATATCATTAACAAAGAAGGCAAGGTGTGGATGGAGTTTAGTCAATCCGGCGAAGTGTATTTGTTTGCTGAAGGCAGCATAAACATGCGAGCAAAACAAGATTTTAATATTCGAGCAGACTATAATGTTAACATCGAAGCAGGACAAAACGTTAACATCAAAGCTGCCGCTGACAACACAGCCGGTAGTTATACAGGTGTAGGTGGAGGCACAGGCGGTGAAATTAATCTACAGTCTGAGCGCGACACAAACATAGTAGCAGGTACAACGTCAGGTAATTTACTTGCAACTGCTGTGACTGGCGAACTACATATGAATTCAGCAGGAGATTTTTACAGCACATCTGGTAAAAACTTTTTTAAAAATGTTGCAGCATCAGACAGCACACAAGCAGGCAGAGACAGCACTGTAAAAGCCGGAGCGCAGATAACACATCAAGCAAGTGATTCCGTTACGTTAAAAGGAACTACTATTTTGATGAACAGTGGCGGCCCAGATGCACCCAGTGTTAGTGCATCAGCAACCGCTACACCTATACCCACTGTTGGCATAGAAGATGCAGCATTAGAATATCCAAAATATGACAAGAGTTCAGATAGCCCTCTGACCACAGACGGCAAACGTACAGGTCCTAAACCCACTATAACCACTATTGTGTCAACAATGGTGACTGCTGAACCATTTGAGGGCCATGCTATACCTGATCCAACTAATGATGATCAAGACAATATAGTCCCAGACGAAACACTTAAGAAATCTCTACCAGCTGGCAGTACAGGCATGACAAATGCTGCAGGAGACCCTGTGCCAGCAGCTGATAATTCACCATCTGGTTTTAAAAACGGCACAGGTTATACAGGCAACGGACCTAGCGCATTGCCACAGTTTGATTTTCCAAAAAATGTTTCTAATAATTTTGCCCCCGCACAACAGAAACAGTTAAGCGGTGCATTACAGCAAAGGCTAACAAATCAATTAAGTAGCAGTATTCCTTCGGTAAGAAACCCTGTTACCACAGTTGGTAATTCAACAGTGTTAGGAGTAAACAATAAGATTAGCGAGTACACTGCAAGAATAAAACGAGTAGGTATTGACACTTCCGGCATACCGAGCGATTTGCAAAGAGGCGACATGCGAGCTTTCAGTAACAAAATAGGAAATTTACAAAGACTGGCAAAAAGTCCTAAAGAATTCCAAGAAAGTCTCAAGTCTCAAGGAATTATTTCTATCAGAGATGGAGCCAGTAATATTTTTGTTGATAAACAAGGTAGAAAAATTATTGATTTTAGAAGTGGGTTAGGTGGAGCAAGTAGTCAACTGTTAACTGCTGCAAAGCTAGGCACCACAGCAAATATGGTAACTCGCACAGTTGGTGTGCCTATTTCAGACAATCAGTTGTCTGCTTTAACAAGTTTTGCAGACCATATAGGTCCTAATAATTTCTCAAAAAGCAGTGCATTGCGTGTACTTAATTCTGGTAATTATAAAGATGTTCCTAATGCAATGATGGAGTTTACATCCAATAATGTAAGCGGAGTAACAGAAACAAGACCGGATTATGTACAACGAAGACAATTCGAAGGTGAACTTTTTCAAACGCCAGACGGTGTTCCGCTACCCGACGGCATGAGTGCTACAAGAAAATCGTTTAAACAACAAGCAGTTGAAATAAGAACAGCACGAGATGGTTACTTGACCAACTCAGACATTGTTACTTAAACGATTTCCTAGTTTTTTGTATGCATCGTATCTTGCACTGGTTTCTTCAGCAATAGTACGCTTCAACATTTCTATTTCGGATCTGAGAAGTTGATTTTCAGCACGTAGAACATGTATTTGTTGATTTGCTTCAGACAGTGAATCGATTTTTTTTGGATTTTTCATGTTTGTAAAAAAAATATGTGTAAGTTTCCTTACACATATTTATTCAGGCATTTGAAAGCATACGCTTCATTTCAATGAATTCTGCGGGCATAGTATTCTTTTCATATCGAAAATTACCAGCAAAATTAATGCTATCAAAGATAACATATTTTTTAGTTTCAGAGTCATAAAGACCCACTGTGGAAAATCTTTTGTTTTGCTGAAAGATTTTCAAAAAACGAGATTTGTGCAGACGATTATTTGTTTCTTCTGCTTTTTTCCAAATTTCGTCGAACTCTCTGTTAAACTTAAACATTTTTAATTCTCATGTTTTAATTGTTAAAAAAAAGGGTGTAAGTTGCCTTACACCCCTTATTATACACATACAAAAGTATATGTCAACCGTTTTTTAAAATGTTAGTGTGTACGATACAACAATTTTGGTTTCATCATTGTCGTTCGGCGCACCGTTTGTGTCCTGGTTTAGGTTTGTTTTAGATACTAAGAATGTGAAGTTGTCTTTACTAGCACTGACGTTATAATCGCTATAGCTGTCAGGTGTGCCGTTAAATGCAGTAACAAAATCACCCTGATGGTGACCAGCATGCAATCCAACTTCTACGCCGTTACTTAGCGGAATTGTGTAGTCTGCTGAAACATACGTTGCTTCACCAAACCCGAAGTCTTGGTTAGCACCTTCCCACGCTTCAGTATCCACAAGAACATACAAAGACAAATCTAAATTTGCAACACTAATTGATCCATATACTTCGCTGAAATCAAATTCTGCATTTTTGTCATAGTTGTAGTAAAGGTAACCAACATCATAAGCAATACTGCCTATTTCGCCAGTTTTACCAAAATACATATCATGTTCATATGAAAACCGATCATTTTCTGCATAGTCTACGTTCGATACCCATGTACCTACATAGTAATCGCCAATGCTGTACTCTGCTCCACCCTGTACTGCTGGCAAGTTTCTTGACTGTGACAACCCCCTCCACAAATAGTTATTTGTAGCGGTTACTGTGCCAGTTAATTCTGCTTGCGCTGTTGAAGTAAAGAACACTGCGCCTACCATTGCAAGTGTACCTACTAGTTTATATAATGATCTACTCATATTTTCTCCTTTTTTAAAGTGTACAATAATTAAAACATTTTGTAACACTGTGTAATAATTATGCAACGATTTATTTATGCACCCATAATATAGGAAATTAAAACTATTGTTAATAGAATAGATAAATATGAGTATGGCAACATTATTCAAAGGATTCAGCACAGTGGGCAAAATTAAAGCCCCATATGCATTAACTGATATAGAATTAGTTAAGCGAGATTTGCTAAATGAATTTAACACTAGAATAGGTGAGCGTGTTATGCGTCCAAACTTTGGCAGTATTATTTGGGATTTGTTAATGAACCCAGATGATATGTTTACTTCAGAAGAAGTTAAAGAAGACATCAAACGCATAATTGACAAAGATCAACGAGTAACATTAGTAGATATAAAATTGTTCGATTCGGACAATGCGCTGAGAGCAGAAGTGGAATTAAACTATGTTCTGCTAAACAGCAAAGACACTTTATATCTTGAATTCGAAAGAGAGCAACTGTAGTTATGGCACTAATCAACAGACAAAATAATTTATTTGCTGCTGAGGACTGGAAAGTAGCATATAAAGCATATAGCGAAGTAAATTTTCAAGCATACGATTTTGACACAATTAGATCTGCGCTAGTTGACTATGTGCGTACAAATTTCCCAGAAAACTTTAATGACTATATTGATAGCAGTGAATTTATTGCTATTATAGAATTACTTGCATACTTGTCGCAATCTCTTGCTTTTAGAATGGATCTAAACAGCAGAGAAAACTTTTTAGAAACTGCTGAAAGACGAGACTCTGTGTTCAAACTAGCACGTATGCTTGGATACAATCCTCGCAGAAATGTGCCTGCTAGTGGATTAATGAAAATTGTTGCTGTGAGAACAAACGAGCCAATAACAGACAGTTTGGGTAATGACTTGAACAACATCAACATATTTTGGGATGATGCAAACAACCCAGACGCATATGAACAGTTTATAACCATTCTAAACTCTGCTATGAATGTTACTAATAGATTTAGTACACCAACTAAAACAGGAACCGTGAATGACATAAATTGTGAGTTGTATGAAATCAATACTCCGGCTACCGCACCTCTTGCATATGATTTTGAATTATCAGTTTCAGGCGTAGAACGTAACTTCCAGGTTGTTAATCCTGATTTTAAAGATGCAGGAACATTTTTTGAGAGACACCCAGATCCTGTTGATAATTTTAACATAGTCTATAGAAACGACGGCACCGGCATAAGCAGTAATAATTCTGGATTTTTTGTAATGTTCAAGCAAGGAACATTATCTTCAGCAGACTATAACTATACCACCAGAGTTGAAAATAGAACACAAAATGTTGATGTTGGTAACATAAATGAAACTGATGTATTTTTACAGCAGATTGAATCTAATGGAACTGTTTTACAAAAATGGACGCAGATTCCAAACACAATTGGGCAAACACTAAATTACAATGATGTTGCTCTCGGAACTAGAACACTTTATTCTATAGAAAATTTAAATAACGCAGGTATTAAACTGAGATTTCCTGATGGCAACTTTGGCGATATTCCGTTTGGATTATTCCGTTTACGTTACCGAACAAGTGACCCAGAAACATTTACATTGCAACCAGAAGATGCAAGAAATGTAAAAGTAAATATACCTTATCAAAATGCACAAGGTACTGCGTTTACCTTAACTCTCACATTCAGTTTACAAGAAAGTGTGAGTAACAGTTTACCGCCTGAAACACTCACGGCAATTAAACAACGTGCGCCACAAGTTTACTATACACAGAATCGTATGGTAAGTGCGCAAGACTATAATATTTTTCCTTTTAGTCAAACAACAAATATATTAAAGCTGAAAGCAATAAACAAAACGCATGCAGGCCATAGTAGATACATTGATATCAACGACCCAACAGGCACATATCAAAACCTAGAAACTTTTGCCAGCGACGGAGCTTTGTACAGAGAGTTTAGTAACGGCACTGACAGTACAACTATATCTGAAAACAATACCACATCAGAATCTATAGATTATGATATACCTTTGATGTTGAAAAACAAAAACCTCAATAACTTTGTTTATGAAAACTTTAGACAAGTGTGGACCAGTGCAGACCCAGACAAGTTTAATCTTACTTCTAAATCTGTAACTTGGAAAACGTTGCCAGCAGTGTCAGGTAAAAACATCACAGGTTATTTTGAAGAATCATCATCAGGGACCACACGAGTGCTAGTCAATTCATCTGGCACAGGTTTTGAAATGTTTGTTGATAATAATTTGTTAAAATTTGTAAATCCATCTGATCAAACACAGTATCAGTGGGCGCGAGTTGTTAGTGTTGCAAACAACGGTGCATTAAGCAGCGGATTGAGCACAAGCACTGGACCTTTTAAATTAAGTGCTGCTATACAAGACGGTTGGTCTCCTAGAGAATTTATTTCCACCATGCGCAAAAGTTTTATAGCTTCAGAAAAATCTAGTATAAAAGCAGAAATGGATAACAAGCGCAACTTTGGATTAGGTTATGATCCAGTTGCTGATTCCTGGTATGTTATTACTAATACTAATTTAGATAAAACTAGCAAATGGTCGCCTACATATGCTGGCAACACCAGCGGTACAAATTTAGATGCCAGCTGGTTATTGCTGTTTACTTATTCTGCAATTACTACATCAAATTACAAGTATACTGTGACACTACGAGGTCAGCAATATATTGTACAGAGTAAAAACGATTTAAAATTTTACAACATCAACAACGTAAAAGTTGCTGATAGCACAAATAACGCAAGTAAAGATTTAATCACATTCACAACACTGAATTACAAACCTGGTACTGCAGAAACTTTTACTTGGACAGACAATGACAGCGACGATTTAGGCGAAGTGTGGGAAAGTGACGAAACTTTTGAACAGTACACTCCGAATAGTTATAATCCAGACATACCACTAAAAACCAGAGGAACAAAGTGGTACAATGTCGAAGTTGATTTTGTTACTAACGTTGGTATATTTCAAAACGGTGATTCAGTTGTTAACAAATTTGTAAGTCAAGCCACAGTTCCTTTGCAAACATATTTTGCTGATGGCACACAAGGTACTGCTGCGTCATCAAATGCAACTATTGCAAACAACAGTGGCAGGATAGGTTACTTGCCTGCAAACATCTCTATACCTTTTAGCAATACCACTTTTGGCTACAATATATTAGACACTGCTAACGGTAATGTTGTTTATAAAGACTATAATTCTGCAACAGGTCAACTTGAAATTTACAAAGCTAATATTAATGGAAATACTCATAGCTTTGGTGCAACCGGTACTGCATATAATGCTTCTTCTACAGGAAGATTAATTTTATCTGATGCAAATACATCAGCACAAACAGGTAACTTGTTGTTGACTGGGGTATGGAATAACTCTTTTACTCATTTCACCGACGGTACAACAAATCCGCGTTCTCGCGATAAAATTGTTGTAAAGTATAAAACAGACAAAGAACAAATTGATCAAAACATCGAATGGAATGTTATTGCACCCGTTAAGTATAATGACGGCTACACTGATAATAGAAAAGCAGTGGTGTATCCGATTGACACTGACGGCGATCTTGTTCCTGACAGACCTTTACAATTCAGAGAGTTTGTAGGCACAGATGATTTAATTTTCTTTGAGTACTACACTGATTTTGATGGTTACTCATATGATAGGCCACTTGCTGGTAATATTGTGGACTATAGAAGTTACGATGACTTAACTGTTAGTTTTTCAACTGATAGTATTAAACCAACTGGTTTACCTGATACAAGGAAAATTAGTGATATAGATTTACTTGTGGTAAAAGATATTAGTCTCATCGGTTCTACTATTAACGGTGTCGACGCTGTTACTAACTCTTCGGGGTTGATAATATATGATTACACAACTGAAAAAATGTATAAAGTAACACCTGACAGCTCTAGTCCGACAACAATTGCTCATGTTGTTGAAACAACAGATTATTTTGTCAGGAATGGCAGAGCATCCGGGCAAAACACAGCATTGATAGAAGATGATGATATTATATTTAAATGGAAGCACGTTGCTCCTAAAGATGTGAGGATAGACCCCAGCATCAGTAATATAATAGAAATGCTGGTGTTAACTAATTCATATTACAGCGAAATACAAAAATATAAAAATGTACCAGGCACAGAATACCCACTAGCACCTACTCAGTCGCAATTGGCTACTGAATTTTCTGCACTCGATGAATTTAAAACAGCAAGCGATTCGTTAGTTTATAAAAGCGCAGAATTCAAACTACTGTTTGGAACCGATGCAGAACCAGAGAATCAGGCTAAATTTAGAATAGTTAGATTACCTGGGTCAAGTATAAGTGACAACGAAATAAAAAGTAGAGTAATTGCAGCATTTAACACATTCTTTGACGTTAACAACTGGGAGTTCGGCGAGACATTTTATTTTACAGAATTAAGCAGTTATGTGCATCAAAGACTAGGAAGTAATATTGGTAGTATTGTGATTATACCTCGTAACACAGCTGGCACATTTGGTGATCTTTTCCAAATAAAAGCTGATCCAAATGAGTTGTTTTTAAATACTGCAAAAGTGAGCGACATTGAAATTGTTGAGAAAATTAGTTCTCAAACACTTAGAGCTGATAGGTAGAATGATTCATGGCTGATAAGATTGTTAACCAGCTTCCGGTAGTACTTCAAACTACTGCCATTAAAAACTTTTTTGAAAATACAGTTGAACAACTGTACAGTCAAGCAAACACGACCCCATTAAAAGGATTTATTGGCAAGCAAACAGGAGAAGATGCGGCACTGCTGGGCGGTTTTATTGCAGAGAACACTCCGGATCGCAGAGAGTACAATCTCACACCTGCTGTCAACAACATCAACTCCATCACTGGTGAAAGTGAAAATCTGTTGTTTTATGACGAACTGGTAGACATATTAGAAACCAGAGGTGTTACTACACGAAACCATAACACTATATTTGGAAGCACATATCGTGTTTTCATGCCACCCATAGACATCGACAAGTTTGTGAATTATCAAGAGTACTATTGGTCGTTGTCTGGTCCTAGTACAATAACTATTACTGCTACTCTACAATCTCCTATTAACATTGAAATAGATGTATTAGGTAAATCATCGTTTACACACAGTGGCACAACACTGCGTAATGGCATGATAATTAAATTTGTTGACAACGGTTATACAATTCCAGCAAACTGTGTATCCAATGCAACGTATAAAGCAGATGTTGAATACATTGTAGGCGGTGTAGGCGAAAGCATTTATCTTGTAGAAAAAGATTTAACTAATAATACATCATATGGCGGCAGTGAACAAGACACTAAAGATTATATTATCATTGAAAGAGGCAGTTACAACAACACTGCATGGAGTCGCGTTAATCATTGGTATCACAGGAATAATTTTAAAGATGCAGGCGATGATTTACCTGCACGTGAGTATCGAGCGAATAGACCTATTATAGAATTTGACAGGCACGTAGAATTATACGATAGCGGCACATCCACGTATGGTGTTGCAACTGTAAATGCAGGTGGTCACACTATTACTGAAATTGAAGGATTAGCAACATTTACTGTTGACGCCCACACACTTGTAAATGATGACATTGTGTATTTTCCTAATGAGAGTGCATCTAATAGACAATACCTATACAAAGTTAGCGGTGTTGGCTCAGCTATTGTTTTAACAGCAACTTCTACTACTCCTATTGCTACAGGAGGATCTGTAAGCGTAAGTTCGGGTAATACATTTAAAGGCTTAGATTATTTTTACAATGGTACTTCGTATCAAGAAGCACAGCGTAAAATAGGAGAAAACCAGCCGCCGTTATTTGTGTTGTATGATGATACCAGAAATAGATTAGACAACACCGGATTATATTACAAAAGCACTTTTACTGGTAGCAAAATCTTTGGATACAAAATAGGAAACGGCCAAAACGACACAGAGCTTGGGTTTCCGTTGTCCTATACTCCTTACAAATCAGTAAGCGAAATTACATTTGAAAACTTTATTCAAAGTGAAAGAGTTTCATATGAAACTTTTGGATCGTCTACACTTAATTCTGTGTTGGGTAGTTACTACTATAAACTAGCGAAGCCTACACCAGAGTATCATTCGTACTGGAAAAATAGTCCTGAACGCAATGAGCAGAAAATTATTACTACTCATTATATCACTCAAATAGAAGTAGATGATAACAAATTAGTGTATAACATTGGTGCAACACCCAATGTTAATAGTGCTACGCCTAGTGGCTACGATATTATGGTTAAAGTTAATGGCGCATTGGTATCAGATTATATCTATCAATCACCTAACTCTATAAAATTTAGTAGCTTTACATTTAGCAGTGGTGATATAATAGACATCGAAGTTGAAAGCAAAGAAGGCATCGTACAAATTAATGACAGCAGATATTCTATACCTTTAAGCTGGAAGGCTAACCCTCACAACCAAGAAATAGAATTAGTTGCAGAGCCAGACTATCTGTCTCACTTTAAGCGTTACATCGAAAGACAACAGAATTTTTCCGGAGACTCATTAGGTTCTAACAATTTTAGCAGCACTGATAAAAACGTAGTGCATGCAAAAGACATTGTGCAAACAAACCACGATTTGATATTGTCTGCATTTTTATTAGATGATCAACCACATAACTTAGTTGACGCTATAAGATTCAGCGGCAGAGAATACGAAAAATACAAAGCAAGATTAATAAAAGAAATATCTAATTATTATGCTTCTTTTGACACAGAAAATTTAACCAATGAATATATCTTAGAAAGAGTGTTGAGAAACATTATTTCTTACAGTGTAGGCAAAGGTGTTTTTGACAGCACGTACATATTGCCGTTTGGTGACAACTACAAAGAACAACTGTTTGACGTTGCTTCCACTACAACAAAAGTTTATACGCTGGATAATTATGATGATATCAGTTTAATAGAAAATTCACTGTTAGTTTATCGCCGTCCGATTGGTTCAGTTAGTGTTGAGTTATTAACACTTGACTCTGATTACACTTTCACATCCACAAATCCAATTACAATCACAGTTTCGAGCGATTTAGATTTAGGCGATACTATAATTACAAAATTGTACAACAAAGATAGAGATAGTGTGGCTTGCCCGGCTACTCCGAGTACCATGGGACTGTATCCTCTGTTTGTACCCCGTATAGAAACTGACAACAGTTATCAAACACCTATCCAGGTATTAGTAGGACACGATGGCAGTAAAACAACACTAAAAGGCGACCTTAGAGATACAATACTTTTAGAATTTGAAAAAAGAATTTATAACAGTGCAAGAAAAGAACTTAGAGATGCAAATTCTCTGCCTGCATTGAATGTGTTTGATGTTAGATCCGGCGCATTTAGAGACACTAATTTTGCTCCTAGAGAATATGCAGATCTGTTGAGAAATGGATTTATCAATTGGACAAATGCAAACAAAGTTGATTTTGTTATAAATGAATTTTTTGATCAAACAGACCAATGGACCTGGAACTACAGAGGAGAACAAGATGTGCCGGGCCATTGGAGAGGCTGGTATGAATACTATTACGACACAGTGAGACCTCATACTCATCCTTGGGAAATGCTTGCGTTTTTTGAAAAGCCCAGTTGGTGGGACACCCAATATGGTACAGATTATGGTAGTAATAATTTAAGCATGTGGGAAGACCTAGAAGAAGGTATTATACGTCAAGGCCCTAGAGAAAATGTCACCGACAACAAGTATCTCACAGAAAACCCTTTACGCAGGCAAGGGTTGAGCGATGTCTTGCCAGTAGATTCTTCTGCTAACTTATTAGCACCAGGACTGATTACATCTACCGGGTCAGCAGTTAAAACAGAAACATGGTCAAATATTCGTGTAAGCAGAACAGATGTCACTGATACAATTAAAGATACTACTAACACATTGGGTAGTAATTTGCCCAACGGCATACAAGCAACTTACGGTGCTGCAACAGCACTGAGAGTACTCTTTGATGCTAATGCAGCACCGCAAGCAGGCACGTATTGGGACTATAACGGTACATTGTCTGGTAATATAAGTGGTAGTGGTTTTGTGGAGGGATTTGACGGATTTATTACTCCATACATATTTGTTTCTAATGATAATTTACTTAAAAAATATCAACTGTACAACTATACGTTTGATAATCTAGCAGACCCTACAATAGTTGTAACTAAATTAACTGATCTATCAGATACCACAATTGGTTTATCTGTAACAGGTGTTCCAACATTAAATACTGCAAATGTAAATTCATGGAACAACGAAGGCGTTTGGTTTTATAATAATGCTTATCGAAACGAGCCACATGAGTTTGGTGTGTACACGTACACTCCATCATCAGTTGGACTTACCGAATGGGACGACAGTACGCACTCTCCTATAGTAGGATGGAGTTTTGACGGATTACCTATTTACGGTGCGTATGGATATGCAGAATATCATGCCAATGGACATGTAGCAGACTCAACATTAACAAATATTAAGAGCTGTTTCAAACTTAAACCAGGAGACAGACCTACTGGGCCATGCGGAAAGTACAGCGGAGAATTTGTACAAGACTATCAATACGACCCAGCAGTAGACGGCACTAACGGATACACTGGTACTCCAAGTGCAGGATTGTTGGGCAGATATAACATGCGTTATGGTGTGACACCTGACAGTCCAACAACACCGATTTTCTTTTACGTTGCTACCCACAACGACGATTTAAGTCCAATGTTCCCGTATACGTTAGGAGGAACAGCCAGTGGTGCTGATAACACTTATAAAGGTCAGTTTTATGCAGAACCAGTAAACATATCGCAAAATAACGTGGGCAATGTTACTGCCAGCGGACAACTTGTTGCAATCACGAGTGAATTAATTGTTACCAGCACATTAGTCTCAAGCCCAGCTGGAGATATTGATTACATTGGCCGTGCTTGGCGTTTTGGCGACTCTGCTCCAGTTGAAAACGCTTGGAAGTATAGCTCAGGGTATCCTTTTGCTGTAGCTGAAGCACTGCTATTAGCTAAACCTGGCAAATTTACCACAGTGTTCGGCGATCCTACGCACATAACATCACCAGAATTAGATTCTGCTAAAATTATAAACAGCACCGACCGTACGCCTTACGATTTTAGAAATCCAACGCATCAGCGTATTCACGGAGATATCGATTCCAATAACAACAGCATTATCAATGTTGGATACACGCAATTTATACACAGTTGGTTACAGTATCAAAAATTAAATACTAAAACTGATTTTGCTGACAAATTGAGAACTGTTAATATTAAATTAGCCCACAGAGTAGCTGGGTTCACAGATAAAGATACATTAACTGTGAGAACTGATCAAATTAGTACCACTAATAAAACCACAAGTTTAATCATACCACAAGAAAACTTTGGGGTGGTTGTACACAGTTCTCCATACAAGAACAGAAACTTTTATTCAGGGTTGATAGTACAAAAAACAGCCGGTGGTTATAAAATCAGAGGATTCGATAAAAACTTTGGATATTTTAATGTTCTCAGACGAAACTTTGCAGGAAAAACATCGTTAGCTGAAGTAGGCGGACAACCTGTTAGTTTTGATACATGGGAACCTGCAAAGAGTTATATCAAAGACACTATCGTTTCATATCAAAATGCATATTATAAAGCACCATCACTGGTGCCCAGCAGTGAAACATTTATTGCCAGTTTGTGGACTAGATTGCCTAGTTTACCTACAACTGGTTCTCAAAGAGCAACGTTGTATTTGGAAAACTTACCTTATGTTGACAGATACGATTACGAAACAGAATTCTCCACAGTACAAAAACTTGTTGACTTTGTGGTTGGCTTAGGCGAATATCAAAAGTCCATAGGATACGACTTTGGTATTTACGATAACACAATCAACGAAACTAGAGACTGGACTTATGCAGTAAGACAACTGTTGTTTTGGGTAGCAGGTGGATGGGAAACCAACAACACATTAGAATTAAGCCCACTGGCTAATAAAATAAAGTTTGTCAGTAACACAGGCATGATTGCAAAAATAAACAGAGTTGATCAAAGTCAATTCAGTTTAGTTGATCAAAATGGCAAAGCAATACAGCCATCAGAATGTGAAATCATACGAGAAGGCACAACAATAGAACTAGTTCCCCCTGCAGGACAACAAATTTATGGATGCATGCTGTTTACAAAAGAAGTTGAGCATGCACTTGTTTTTGATAATGTAACAAACTTTAACGACACGTTGTTTAGTCCATTGTTGAGTCAAACACAAACACGTTTAAGAGTAAAAGGCAAGAAAACAGCAAATTGGGAAGGTATATTTGATTCTGAAGGATTTATTATACAGGATGACGAGTTAAAACCTAATCTCGATAACATGGCACAAAGTTTAGGACGCTATCATGAGTTAGGTTTTGTGCCTGTTGAAAAACAACTTTACGATCAAGCTCGTGGATTGTACGGATACCAGGAAAGAGATTTCTTACGTGAACTAGATATCGAAGATGACGACCAGTTTGAGTTTTACAAAGGCATGTTGCAGAGCAAAGGTACTATACCTAGTATGCAGAAAATTGCAAAGAGTAATGCAATTATACAGGGCAATATGGATGTGTATGACGAATGGGCCTTGAAAATTTCTGATTTCGGCGATTTAGAAAACGATCAAGCAATTGAATTAAAACTTGAAAAGTCAGACATAACTCATGACCCACAACTGATCACACTTGCGTATCCCGAAGATACCACAGGGGTAATAGATCAAATAAAAATTATCAGCACTGAGCATCTGTATTATGACGTGCCAACTTTAGAAATAGATGCACCAAGCCGTACTCCTGCTGTACAAGCGTATGCTTCTGCGTACTTGTCAGACGCCGGCACATTAGGCGGATTTACAATTACTAATGCAGGCAGCGGTTATCAAGAGCCCCCTAGAATAAAAGTTGTTGCTGGAAACGTGTTCATTTCAAATGTTAGTTCAACGTTTAATCTTCCAGTGGCAACTACGTATGATTATACAGCACGACCTAATATTGCTAATCTCAATTTAACATATATTAGCATTACAGATAATTCTGGTGGCGCAAATGTTACTGCTAATATTGACATCAGTAATATTACGTCATTTGCAAACATTGTAACATTAATAAATTCTGATGCAACAATTAATGCAAATATTACTGCAAGTTATGCTGAAATGACTGTGGTGATTGGCGAAAATCTCCCATCAGAACAATTAGTAGCATGGGATCGAAACGCACCTCCATTAGAAGGAACATATTGGGACTATGATGGCACAGTATCAGCTAGTGTAGCAGGCAGTGGGTATGAAGAAGGCTTCGACAGAGAGCAAACCAGACTTGCAATTACTCAGTATGCTTTAAGCATCAGTGGTAATGATTTTACATTAAATGAATCAGGTAACACTCTTGCAAACATTTCTATGTTGCCCGGTCGTTATCAGCCGATACAGCGTTATGCTGTTGCATCAGTAGGCAATCATCCTACTAAAGGAACCGGTG